TCAGCGCCTGAATCCTGTCCAGGTTCTGCTCAATCATTGCCGGACCACGCACTACAGCAACCACAAGCAGCGTTGTATTGGCAGCAGCAAGGATGAAACCAGCAGCGCCGAGGATGTTTAGATACTTCTGCATAATTGTCTCCAAGAAAAAACCTCCCGGCTTGGTGTGAGGATAAGATCCCACCGGGAGGCTGCGGGTGTGTTCAGGTCCGCTTCAACAGGCTAATCAGAACTTGACTTTACCGCCAAGCTTCAGGCCATAACCTGCGTCGATGTTTTCGTACTTGGCGTAAGAAACCTCGCCGTACAGGTCGATTGAATCACTAAGAGGTGCAGTTGCACCAGTTTTTGCAGAGAAACCAACCTCTGCGTCACCACCATCAGGCTGAAGCCATGAAGGTCCACCCTGGATGTAGAAGGAACCAGCTTCGTAACCAACGTGGCCGTCCATCACAGCGCCACCAAAGTTAGAACCGCTCCAAGCGCCGTTCCACTCAGGGTTGAGGTAGAAGTTCCCTGCCTTTGCTGCAGAGAGGGGAGCCAAGGCAAGAGCGCCAGCGGCTGCACCAAAAACAATTCGCTTGATCATTTGATTGCTGATTAGCGTTTTTCGAGCCCACCTTACAGGCTTTAGGCAAAAGTGCCGATGGCGCGTCAGCCATTCTGGTTAGTGGTTACCGACCCAGTTGGCGTACTTGATATGTAGGCCGGTGTATAAGCCGTGCATTGGGTGGTCAGGACTTTCGCGACCATCGTGCATGTAAAGGGCTTCAATCCACCGCACACGATTCCGCATCGCCACAACATCTTCTGCCCCTGGCTTGCAGGGGATCATCGGATCAGGACGAGTCATCAGCTACCAGCTTTGATCGCTGCATTGAGGGGAGCCATGTCCTCCGTGGTCCAGAAATCTTTGGCCACCATGATCTGCAAGTGATCCACATTGCGATCTACAGAGTCTTGCTCTTCAGTAGTGCGGCTGTCTTGAGCCATCAGCGCATTGATCAAAGTTACGCTGTCAAGCGCAGCAGCGTAATGCTCAGCGATTTGAGCGGCAGTTGGGGTGTAAGCCATTTCTAAAGATGTCAGATGCCTGCAGCGTCAAGTCTAGCTTTGAGTGCAACATTTTCCGCAGATAGCTCTTGTACTGCTTTGACCAACACAGGAACGAGTTGACCGTAAGAAGCCTCTAATCGGTTTGGATTTTCATCTATGACCATCTTGAGGTATTCAGTATTTGAAGATGTCTGAACGGTTTGCAGCTCTTGAGCAATAAAGCCGACTTCATAAGTTCCATCTTTGCTATTGCCTTCCCTTGTTTCCCATTTAAATTTAACAGGGTTTAACTTGTTAAGGAAGTCAACACCTAGTGGTGAAAGTTCTACTTCTACTTTGTCTCTTGCGTCTGACAGTGAGGAGATAGATTGTGTGTTACAACGTAGGGTCGAGACGTTGCCGTCACCTAACACAACTTCTCCACTTACAGTTGCAGAAGAAGGTTCAGCATCGTGACCCAGGCAGGCGTTGTAAGAGCCAGTTGTGATGGAGGTGCCTGCGGCATAGCCGATGATCGTGTTTTGCGATCCGGTAGTGTTTGAGTAGAGTGCTTGATCACCCCCCGCAAAATTTTGGGTGCCGGTAGTGTTTGAGCGAAGTGATTCCTTGCCAATCGCTGTATTTCGCTCCCCTGTAGTGGTAAGCAACATAGAAGAAGCACCCACGGCAGTACAGTGGCTAGCAGTAGTGCTGGTGTTCAACGCACCCATACCGACGGCTGTGTTGTCTGTAGCCGTAGTGCTGTTATTTAGAGCGAAATATCCCACCGCTACGTTGTTACTGCCTGTCGAATTATCATGCAAAGACTGATGCCCGACACTCGCATTATAACTGCCCGTAGTGTTTGAATAGAGGGATCGATACCCCAAGGCCGCATTTTCAACTCCAGTGGTATTTGTCCGCAATGAATCACTACCTACTGCTGTCAATCTTGTGCCAGTAGTGTTATCGTGTAAACAAAAATTACCGCATGCTGTGTTGTCAAAACCGGTAGTGTTATTTGTTAGCGCAAAAGTGCCAGTTGCAGTATTTTTTGTTCCGGTTGTATTGTCATATAGAGCAGCCAATCCCGTTGCCGTGTTTTTAGTTCCGGTTGTATTGCTATACAGGGCATTTACACCCACGGCATTATTACTGCTACCAGTTGTATTAGAAAACAAAGATTGAGATCCAAAAGCAACATTTTCATTAGCTGTTGTATTGCTATACATTGATTGATAACCAACAGCCGTATTAAGGTCACCAGTAGTGTTGGAATACAAGGCTCGATATCCATAAGCATCGTTTTTAAAGCCAGCGGTGTTAGTACGAAGAGATTCGAATCCTGTAGCTGTATTTTCATACCCAGTTTCATTAAAACGTAAAGCACCAGCTCCGCTAGCTACGTTTTTATACCCGGTAGTGTTTGCGCCAAGAGCAGAGATTCCAGTGCTTGTGTTGCTATCGCCAGTTGTATTTGCGCCAAGAGCGTTATACCCCGTAGCCGTATTTTCAGTACCAGTTGTGTTCGCTTTGAGAGCATCAAATCCGACAGCTACATTACGATTAGCAGAAGTATTAGAGGACAAAGCGTTTGAACCTAGGCCGACATTTTCATCGCCTGAAGTTAGTGCAGTAAGGGCCTCTGCCCCCACTGCCGTGTTGTTCGCACCGCTAGTCGCGGCTGTCATCGCATTAGCGCCAAAAGCTGTATTATCGTTTCCGGTATCATTATCTAGTGCATTCTCTCCGACGCCCGTGCTGTTGCTTCGGCTGCTGTTATTACTAAGCCCTCCAACAGCAACAAACGCTGAGCCGTCGTAAATCTCTGCTGCAGTAGTAGTGGTGTTGAACCGCAAATCTCCGGCAGATGGGCTGCCTGGTCGTTGAGCCGTTGTGCCAACTGGAATCTGCAGTGCCGACGTGCTGCTGATGACGACATCGCCCGTGAACGTCGGGCCTGCTAGTGGAGCGAGCCCAAAGTTGGCCGTTCCAACCCCGCCAACAGTGCTGACGTTGACGTAGCCATCGTTGGCCGCATTCCTGATTTTGAGAGTGTTGTCGCCAGTGTCGATGTACCACTGATAAGCGAACGTCGTGGCGGGATCGCTTGAGCTGCTGTTATTTGACGCAACAGCAGACAGCGCATTATTCAGGTCACTCCTGAATGCCGCACCTGTGCCGTTTGCAAGATTGTAGTCGTGTGTTGCCACAACAAATCTGCTTAGTATCGCCTGATTCTACTGCCCCCGGCCATAGCCGTTTGCTGAGTAAGTGAAATTGCGATTGACGTTGTTGTTGCTTGCGTCCAACACATCGATGTTGAACCCGGTGCTGCTGACGCTTGAGATGTTAAACCGCTCGTTAGCTCCTAGGTTCTGCACGGTGATTCCAACGCTTGGCAGGTAAGCATTAACGCCCCCAAGGGCTGACGTACCAGTAAAAAACGGCTTTTCAAACGTCACTGACTTGGTGCTGGTGCCGCTGGCAATCGCTGCATCTGACGACTCTGTGCGTGACTTCAGCTTTATCTTGTAGCCCAGCTCATCGACAAGGATGCTTTCATCGACCTGATCGCTGGTCAGCTCTGTCTTGAACTGGAAGGCACGGCCTTTGAACGTACCGTTGTTGAAGGGTTCAAAATCACCATAAGTCGGTGATCCGCTTGGATCGTCATTTGTGGTTCGCACGTACAGCTCTGCATTGACGTTGTTCACGTCATCCCCGTCAATGTCGTCCCAGTCGTCGATGTTTGCGGTGCGACCGTCCATAAGGTCTCTTGGCAAGAACGCCCGCGTGACAAACCGACGCTCCAGCTCAACAGCGTTAAGCGCCAGGCCCATGTCGATGGTGTCGAGGAAAGTGTACGTCCCAAGCGACTTGACGTCGCCAAGAAAATCTATCGAAGTGATGTCATCTACGTCGGCCTCATCGTCGATCAACCCAGTGCCGTCAAGCGTTAAGGCATCAAAATCACTGCTGTAGAAGGTATCGACATGTGTGCCCTTGAATGGCGGGGGTGTTTGCTGGTCTTCCCGATGGTTTTTGACAAGCAGATCCCCTAGCGCATCAGGCTGGTCCACGATCACGCTGGCATCAGCAGGGCTAAGCCTGCCGCCGTCATCTGCAAACTTGACGATGTATTCCCCTTCGAGCAGCGAAACATTGGCCTCTGTTGAATTGCCTGCAATCGCAGTAATTAAATCAACACTGTTGCTGAAGGTTGCAGAACCATCAGTCTTACTACTGTGCCGGATGTGAACCTTGCCGCCAACTTTTACATCAAGATCAACAGTTTCATCCCACTTAAGTCGCGCAGAATTAGTCGATATTGCTTCAATCGTTAGATTCTGCACATTGCCCGGCAACGCTGTCTTGCCTACAAGCTCAAACGAGTTTTTAACGATTGTGCTTTGACGGCCAATGTAGTTGTAAGCAATAATTTGAACTTCTAAAGTACCAGTCTTCAATCCTTTGATCTGCGGAGACGTAGAGGAAGTGTTAATCTCCTCAAAATTGTTATCATCAAGACGGTATTTAACGCGGTACTCAGATACCCTTCTGCGGTCTCCTGCCCAGCTCAAGTCAACACCAGTTCTGACAATTCCATCGTCTTCGTACAAAAACTCTGTAACAGATACGTTGGAGACAGGATCTGGGGTGGCTGACAGATTAGTAATGTCGCGCTGCGTCAGGTTGAGGTCTTTCTCAACAGCGTCATAAATAGTTTGGTTGTATCTGATCGCAGTTACGGAAAAAACACCGTCATCGCCTTCAGCAACTGAAACGACACGGAACTGCTGCGATTGAATATCGGTTGTTTGAATCAACCAATTTGCGTTCGCGGCTGGGGCTTGGCTAAAGCTGCCAGAAATAGTGACAACTGCAGAAGCAATGGAGTCAATGGTCTTTGTTTCTACAAGGCCAGTTGGCAGGACCACAGAGATTGTTGGCGACTCGTCCATATCCACCGAAAAATCAGTGGTGCTGTCGATTGTCACTGCGGTTGTCGTCGCAGACTTCACACGCCCAACTCGCCGTGTAGCCCCGCGAACAGGATCAGCAACATCAATGACCATCCCAGGGCGCACAATAATGCCTGAGTCAATCCCAATCGAAAATGTGCAAGTTTCTGTGAGTTCTTGCTCGCTTAGAAGCGTCCATTTGCCCAGCCTGTTTGCTTGACCTTGCGAATAGCAGCCGACAGCTTTGATGTCTTTATTGATGACACCGTACTTGCTAACTGCGTCATCATCTTCAACGTACTCAAAAGAAACCTCACCTAAATCGTCGTAGTTTTGGTAAGCAACAGTCGCGCACGTATGACGTGATTTTTGCGATGAACCTGAATAAGTGAACAAACCATCGACAACATTTGAAGGCCCAAGCAGATATTGCGAATCAGCAGGCTTGTCCTGCGAAAGCACAAGCGATCCGGCACCGTAGTAAGAGATGCCCCTGAAAATGCTGGTCATTTCAGAGATGACATTAAACACCTCATCGCGGCTATTCAGCAGCATGTTGCAGGCGAAGCGCACTTCTTGACCATTCCTGCCGTCTGAAACCAGCTCATTGCAATACTGCGATATTGAGAAAAAGTCGTAGCGATCTAGCGAAGACTCAGGCACGGAACACCCGTAACGAGTATCTGTAAGCAAATCGAATAAGCACCAGGCTGGGTCGTTCGTCCAGGTTGCCGCTTGGAACTGGCCATCCCACACGCCGGAGTACGTGATCCTCCCAAGATGTGTTGTTGTGTCTACGGTTGCGTTGCTTGGAATGCGTACCTTGATCCCACGAATCAAATACTTGCGTGCTGGAATATTTGAAAACTGGCGCGAGTCAAAACGCAGGTGACACAATGCGCTGTTCGGGTAGCGCAGCTTTTCGTCAATGATTTCGGTAAAGCTTGACCAAAACGTGCGATTTTGATTTTTCGACGTTTGGTTGTCGCCAGTAGTTCGCACTAGCTTTATATCAACAGGAAACGCCCCAGTCAGCGTAATAATGTGATCACGCAAATACTGATCGCTGCTTTTGCCGCTGATAGTTTTATTACTGCCAACGGTGTTAAAACCACCCCCGTTGTATTGAACGTCGATCCTATAGGAAACTGTATTGCCCACAATATCACCATCATCTTCAATCTTTTGCAAAGAAGGAACCGAAACTGTAATCCGAACACGGTCTACATCGGTGTCTGTGATTGTTCGCGTTACTGCGGCGCTGTGTAAGATTTCAACCCCTACATTCTTTTCACTCTGTGTGCCCTCAACGGCAGCAATGTACGACTGAGCCTGCGTGCCGTTTCGGGTGTCAACCGAAAAACCGGTAAAATTATTTGAGCCGCCTGAAGACTCAACAGGCGTTCCATCCAAGAAAATACCTTTGTTGCCGTTTTCAATTCCGTCAATCTCGCCTTCGCTTAAAAGGTCAAGGACAGAGGCAAACTGAACTGACTGCAAGCTGTCGTCAGCTTCTGTTGGTGTGCGGCTAGTGCCGCCACCGCCGCCACCGCCTCCTTTACCACCACCGCCACCGCCACCACCAGCACCGATGATTCTGCTGCCTAGGCCAGCGTTGTGAACACGAACACCGTTGGCGATGAAAGTGTGACGACCTTCAACCGTCAGGTTGTAAACCGTATGGTTGCCTATCTCGTCGCGGTTGAGGATAGGCCGAAGCTGGTTCAGAGAATCAACGACGCAATCATCAGCCTCAAGCGTTCCAATCTCAACGAAAGCGTTGTATTGGTTCAGCACCCAGTGGTTAGGAGTCGCGTCTAGGAACTCACCGCCCCAAAGCGCGTATCTGACGACTGGCTCATTTTCATGCTTGTGGACCTTCAGGACTTTGGCTGAGTGGATTTCTCCCTTGTCGTCAAAGCTCAGAACACTTGAGCCAACAACAATCTCATCAATGCGAATCTGTCCGCCAGGGACAGCAACAAGCGTCTCAGCGGTAAAGCAACCGCCGCCGCCGCCGCCGCCAGCACCAATAATTCGTTTAGTCATCAGTGTCTAAGCCGGACGAAAGGACAGCAGAGCCAACAAACAAACGCCCGTAAGCGATTGGGACGGGCAAGCCCTGTTTGGTGGTGTTAACCACCCCACTGAAGCTAAAAGACTCAAGCTTGGCCGCCTCCTTGCCGCGACCGCCTGTAATTGGCGCAGGTTGCGGCGTTGGTGAAATCATTGTCGCCACCCCGCTAAGCACCAAAGAAGCACCAACCGCAGATAGTGCCGTACCAAACGCAGCAGCGTTTAACACGGCTGTAGTTGAAACACCGATAGCAGCCTGTGCGCCAAAAATGCTAGTTGTTCCAAACAATCCCGCGCCAGGCAACAAAAAAGAAGCAGCAATCAGGCCAACCCCGAGCAGTATCTGCCCAGTGCCTCGCCCTGCACCAGCCAGCACAGGCGCAATCCTGAACACCTCACGCTCGCTCCAAGGCAAGAACAACCCGGTCACATCATCGTTATGAACCACGTCTTGGCCAACGGTCACCCGATAAGCCATGCCGTCCTTTTCTTGATCAAGCATCCACTTCTGTAGACCCGGGAAGTTTGCAAACAGCGCCTTCAATGCTTGCTGTGGTGTATCAGCTACAAACTCAAACCGGCCTTGACCTAAAAATTCACGCAGCTGGCCGTAAACCTTGACGACTTTCATGCCGTAGAGCCTTCGCCGTGTTCTTCAGATAATAACCGCCGTAGACATCCCGGCTAGACAAACGCCCTTGGATATGGTGCAACACCAATTGCTCTCCAAGGTAGACAGCGGCATGGTTTGGAACGGGTGATGAGAGCTGCATCAACACAGCATCGCCCCGTTCCAGCTCCCCTATCGGAATTTCGTGGAACCCTTCTTTCATGAAGTTGTCGAGATACATGTTCTCGCCATGCTCCCACCACTGATCACGCCGTTCATAGTTATGTAGGTCCAGGCCCCACTCACGCTTGTACCAATCGCGGCAGAGTGAATAACAATCAACTAGGCCATGCACAAACTCACGCCCTACATAAGGCAACTCAAACCCTTCTGGCTCGCAGTATCCCCACAGCTCTGTATTTGGGTTGACGACGTACCAAGGCAGCCCGCTGTTTTCGCACGCCACACGGTCAGCCGGTGATGGTGCGTGGTTTGTAACTGGGTGGCTATGAACAACGGCAACAATTTCACCACTGTCTTCCGTTTCCGCATACTCAGCAGAATCCAGCACAAAGTGCTCATCTGGCGTCTCTGCCAAGTTGGTGCAGGGGAAATAACGACGCCTGCCTTTGACAACAGCGACCAAGCCGCATGACTCTTTGGGAGCTTCTTGTTTTGCGTGCTCTAGCGCAGCCTGTTTGATTGACGGCGGAAGCGTCATTGGGTCAAGCCAGCACCAGGGAACGATCCAAATGGAAGCTCAGCCGAAGCGCCGAACCGTGCCTTGCAACTGCTAAGACGCTTGCCACAACGGTCGTCTGCGCGAGCGGTCTTGGCGTCGTCATTGACATCAAAAAAGTCAGTACCTGAATAACTGCATTCTGTGCTGCGATATTCCCACTGACAGATGTTGGCGACGATTTGTCTTTTAGGAACAACCGTTCCGGCCATATCAAATTTGCTTGCTAGTTCAAAACTCACAGCATCCCGATTCTCAGATGCCTTGCGGTCGATATACCAAATCTCTTCTGGGAAACTTGCGTAGGGATCTGCAGCAGACTCGCCATCCAAGAATTTTTTCAGCGTGCGGATACGTTTTACCTCTGCACCTGTAAGGTCATTCCCTGGCGTGACAAGGTTTACCTCCAGCAGTAACGCCGTCATGGTGTTGTCAAGGTTCGTGACAGACAGAGTCGGGCGCGGCAAACTGCCTGTGCTGCTGTACTCAAACCCTTCAGCTTTTACAGGCAACCTGAAATATGTGTTGCTGTTCCAAGTGATGTTGCCGTCAACATCTGCATTCGCCCCGCTGTGCCAACGCACAACTGTCGTTGCACCATGCAGGTCATTATCAAGATGCAGCTCAAACAGTTCAATGATTGCGCTTGGAGCAAGCTTGGCTAACTCCTCATGGATTGAGCTAATCGCTGTCCATGTAACCGTGTTGTCAACGACAGTGCTGCCAATGTCTGTAGGCCACTCCGGCTCCGAACTGGCGGACGTTCCAGCGGTTGTGCAGCGGAAAACCAAGCCGCTAGGTTGCAACGCCGTGGCGCGTCGAACGTCACCAACGGAGAAAGCAGTGCTAGCAGCCCATGCAGTAAATGCCATTACGGTTCAAAGACTTCCCTGAATGTTGCCTGAACCGTGGCACGGTTCAAGTATGGAATGGTCTTGCTCCAAGTCTCACAAACAAACTTGGAGCTGCTGCCCTCACCCGGTGGTGTGAAATCAAACGCTTCATTGTCCGCAGCTCTAGCGTCCAAGAACGTCTCGATGGTGTCCGAGTCAGTCTCTGACACGTTGAAAGTCAGGCTGTAAACCTTTGGATTTTGATTCAGTCCAAACGTGAGCCTCTGTTCGTAACCATCGCCAAAACGCACAGTTCGCACTGACGGTGCGCTTGATTTTTGCAGCCCGTAAGCAGGCGTGATTGAGGGAAAGGTTGCCATTATGCAAGTAAGCCTCCGGGACGTTTCTGTTTGATTAGCTCTGCCTGAACAGCAGCGCCAAGCATCTTGCCGAGTTGTCCTGCCTGATCAGAATCGCCTTCAACACTAGAGCCAGAGGCATCTACGTTCACAACGATGTTAGAACCGCCCAAGGCATTGTTTGGCGTGATGCTGCCAGTTCTGCCTGGCGTGAATAGTTCAGGGCCACGTTCGCCAACCAAGAAAGACCGGCCCCCGGTAACCGTGCCACCTTCAGCCCTTTTGCCTCCAAACAACATGCCAAGAACTCCCCCACCGCTGCCAAGCCCCGCAAAGGCTGCGTTGATAGCAAAGTCGATCAGTCTGCTGGTTAAATCATCAAGGATTCCTCTTGCGGCTTCTGCAAGAGACATCGTTCCATCAATGGCACCTTTGATTGCGTTGCCTACGCCGTTTTTGATAATGTCACCGACTTCTCTGAATTTGGCTTTCAACTTATCTGCATTTGCTACCTCTTGCTCAAGTTCTCTATTTTGCAATCTTTGATTATTTAATATCTTGCCTCTTTCTTCCCCATGCTCTCTGATTAAATCTCTTAACGCAAAAGCATCTTCAACCTCTTGCACATTGCCTCTCAACCGCGCTTCTAACAATGCTCGCTGATCATCTAGAGATCGGAATTGACTTTCGTAGGCTTCAGCTTTTTGACGCTGCGTGTTCAAAGCTTGCTGCTCTAAGCGATCAGCCAGCTTGTTCATCCTGATTTCTTCTTTCTCTAAATCTGTTAGCTGTGGTTTTTTAGTTCTAGTCTTACGAGTACCCTTAGACCCTCCCCCGCCTTTGTCAGCGTCTGCGGCAGCAAGCAAAGCTTCAACCCGTGCGCGTAAAGCAATTACTTCTGGGTCTTCTGTAGTTTCTTGCCCACCAGTAGACCCAGCTCCTGCTTCAAGGGCTTTGCGCCGTGCTTGGATAAGTTCTTGTATTTTGAATATTGCACCTTGAGTTTCTTCAGCAAGCTTTCTGAAACCCGGTGCTGCATTCGGCCCAACTGTTTGTGCAGCTCTACTTGCCCTGTTTAAGGCTCCCTGCATTTTGTCAAGTTCCGCCGTACTGCCTGCAACTGCTGGGTTGAGAGCTTCTACGGCTGATTTAACTTTTTGAAGCCCTCCTTCACTTTTAAATAAAATTGAGCCAAAACCTACGAATGATGCACTGGCCCTTTCAAGCTCACCTGTAGTCAGATCAGTTAATTTGGCAAGAGCTGTGCTTGCCGCGTTGATAATGTCATTCAACCCTTTAAGTATGCGCTTCAGTGCAGGCCCTAAAACTTCATCTAGTTGCCGAGCAACATTGCCGATATTTTTGACAATGCTCGACGCTTGAGCACTTACTGTGCTGCCTAAATCTTCAGTTGCTGTTTCTGCTGCGCCTGCCGAGTTTTTCTGGTTATCTAAACTTGTGTTGAACTTAGTTAGGTTGTCGTTAGCAAGCGGCAAAATTGTTGCCACCGCCTCTACGCTGCCAAACAATCGTGTAAGCGCAACCTCACTTCCTCCTGTTTTATTGACCACCTCTTCTAAGAATCCGCCAAAGCCTTTTGCTTTGATTGCGGCGGAACTAAATTCAATGCCTAGCAGTTCTGCGGTTTTCTTTGCCTCTTCCGTAGGTTTAATAACACTCGCAACAGCTTGCCGGAGGCCAGCAAAGGTTGATTCAACTGGGACACCTGTTGCAGTTACAGCAGATATAGCTGCATTCAATTCCTCAATGCCGACACCTGCCGCCGCTGCAATTGGGGCAACTCGACCAATCTGCGCAGCATATTGAGCAACAATGATCTTGCCGTCATTTTGTGTCTGTATAAACCCGTCTACTATTCGTGCTGCTTTGTCTGAACTAAGGCCATAAGCGTTCAGAACAGAAGTAGTAGCGTCCGCAACTGTACCCAGATCGGACATACCCCCAACCGCACCAAGACTGGCCGCTTTCAAAATGTCAGCGGCGGCACCTGCGTCGGTAAAACCAGCAGAAGCTACGTCATAAGCAGCAGTAGTCAGTTCCGTTTGACTGACAAGCCCACCTAGCTCATTGCTTACGCCAAGAAGTTTGGCCCGTAACTCCTCAGAATCAACTCCTAACGTACGAACAGCGGCAGCCGCCTTATCTGCCTCAGCAAAACCAGCAATAAACCGCCTAGTCAGCTCGGCCACTCCTATAAAAGGAATCGCCTTTAAGGCAGCACTCAGAAGACCAACTTTCGCCGTTAAGCCTGAAGTGGCACTTGCCGCTCCAGTAGCGGTCTGGCCTGTTTTAACAAAGCTCCCATTAGCTGTGCGAAGCTTTCCATTCGCGTCATTAACAGCGTGAGAAAGCTTCTCAGATGCAGTGGCGAGCTGGTTAGTTGACCCTAAAGCGGGGCGAGCATCAACCCTAAACCTGAGGACGGATTCATTTGCCACGAGTCACTCAGCAGTGCCCCAATGCTACCGCCGTCTCTGCCGTGCGCGATCTATTGCTTTCTCTTCTTCCTCAGCTTTCAACTCGTAATACCCAGCAAAATAAACAAGCTCCGCATCGGTTAGTTCAGTGCGAAGCCTGCTGACAGTCATACCCAACTCGCAGGCCAAGAAAAACTCAAAAAATGTCCACTTGTCCTGCTTCAGCCGTTTTTTGCGTCATCAAGCACGGCCTCATCGCCAAGACCAAACAAGAACAACTCAACATCGTTCAGCACAGCCTCGGGCAACTTGCGCTGTAGCTTTTCGGCATCAGCAGCGGCAAAAGCTTTTGAGCCATCCTCAAGCTCTGCCATCTGACAAAGCATCTGCGTGCTGATCACCAACGCCTCTTCAGTGCCGGCAAGGCTTTGGGCCTTCTTGCGGTCAGCGCGTGTGATCGGTTTGAAGTACAGGTCAACAATCTTGTCGCCTGCTTCATTCTTTAGTTCGTACTTGCGGCGCTGGTTGAGATCAAAGGCCCCAACCAGCAAGTCAACCGTCCGTTCAGTAGCAGGCATTTAAGCAACACATTTGCCGCTTAAATATAGCCTCCTCACTCTAGGTTGGAAGTAATAGTGCCGCTGGTGATGTAGCTGCAGCTAACAGTCACAAGCTCACCAACTGTGGAACTAATCTCCATGTCGGTGATGATTCCGCCAAAAGCAACAGAATCTGAGCCCGAAGAACTGCCAGTTGTGAACAGCTCAAACGACGCATCTGCTGTGTCGCCGGTTTTGATCACATCCTCAATGAACGCAGCCTGTCCGGTTGCGTCTGGGTCATAGACCAGCTCGACAGTGCCGGAGCCGCTAATCATGCTGCCGACAAACTGGCGGAAGGTGTTGCCATGCACGCTGGTGTCAAGCGTTTCTTTTGTAGTTGTCAGGCTCCAGCTTCGGGTGCCCACAACGGCTGCAAGACTGCCTGAACCAGTTTCAAACTGGACAGAACCGGATTCACCTCGGATGGTTGCCATGGTCAGAGTTCCTCGATGGATTCAAAGGTCACACGGACCTGTGTTTGAAAATAGCCCTCGGGTGCTGGTGAAGCCAGTGCCTCCGGACCTGTTGGGGCGTCGAAGAAAACCCCCGACACGTTCACCCTATTGTAAAGGTCTCGGATTCGTTTTCCAATAACGTAATTAGCGCCAGGGCCTACGCCCGCCGCAGAAAATATGTTGAACACCACCACCCCAACAATCCGGTTGCGTGAGTTAGTCGTCAGTCCTTGGCTTAGGTACTCGTTAGCGCCAAAGGTTGTTAAACACTGAACAAACGAACTGTTTGGCGTTGGCTCGTACGGCATGTTGTGGAACACAACAGGGATGGCCGGGCTGCTTGCAAGCTCTGTGGCCAGCCTGCCCTCAATGGTTGCCCTGATGCTGTTGAGATCTGCAGCAGCCATCAGCCTCTCCTAATGATCTTTTGATACTCACGCTGAGCCCAAGGCTCAAGCTCCTTTGCCACAAGATCAGGGAAACCTGGGATCGTGTTTTGCCTTGTTCGGTACTGGTTATTCCATGAGGGGGGCAAGTTAGTGCCGTACACGACAGGCTCTGCGTACTCCATGCGGTTTGTTATGTCGCCAACAAAACCAGAGTTTGAGTAGCTAATTGTCCAAGCGCCCCGCAAAGTACCACCAGTTGGCCTTTCTTCTAACGCTTTTTTCAACGGCACAACTTTACCCCTAACTGTAAAAAAGTCAGGCATAGAATCCAGCTCTGCTTTGGTGTAGTTGGCCAAGGAGAAAACAGGTGTATGTTTTTTAAGGCGTTCTTCTGCGGCAAGAGTTGCGGCCACCACTAGCTTTCGCACGCCCTCTTGGTAGTAGTCACCTATTTTGTCCAAAGGAATCTCTCGTGCCATCGCTATGCCCTCAGGATCAACTCGTAAGTAATAGCAGTGTTCTCCTGCTCCGTTGTCTCAACACTGATGATCTGATGAACCACAGTGCTGATAACGACTTTGTCCTTTGTGCCGGGGGCTGAGTCCAAGTCTTTTGCGGCAACCGTCAGACGCTTGTCACCGGCCTGAACCAGCTCGTTAGCTTCCTTGTTCACCACATCCTCAAGGATGCCTTTCACTTCGCTGTCGGTGTTTGTCTCAGCGACCGTTCCATCTGACGTGTCATAAGCGCCCGCAGCGACAAAGCGGATTGTCACATCACCGCCAAACTTGCTGATGACCTTGTCAGCGACATTGACCAATGAAGAGGCAATGCCCATCAGAGGTTATAGGCGAGACAGGCACCGCTGGTCAGCGTGATGCTCGTGATGATTCCGCAAATTTCTGTGTCTGCAACAAAAGTCTCACTGGCCAGGCTGTTGCCGGTCGCATTCTTGACAGTGATTGCACTAATCACGGTGTCTTCTTTGAAGTAAATCTTGCTGAACCTGCCGGTGTGCGCAGCAGTGTCAGAGATGAACTCGAAGCCGCCTGATAGATCCTCGTACATGGTCAGCTCCGTTTGATTGCGATGTTGCCTGGTCCGCTAATTCTAAGGCCCGT